ATATAGAATCATTAAATTTAATAATAGGATTTAATGGTGATTATTGGCATTGTAACCCTAATAAATATGATAAAGGGTATTTACACCCACATAAAAAAAAGACAGCTAAGGAAATTTGGGATGAAGATAATTTAAGAGTTGATAATATTAAAAAATATGGTTATAATTTAGAAGTTATTTGGGAGTGTGATTTAGACAAACCTAATAATCTTAAAACTATATTAAAAAAATATGAAAGAAAAAATTAACGTTTTAGTAACCCCTAGCGATAAAACCGGCGTTGGAAAATTTCGCTCTGTTGACCCCCACGTATTCCTACAAAACTTATATCCGGATGACTTCCACGTAGATATTGACTACGAACCTCAAATAAATAATATTGAATATTGGAAAAAATATCAGATAGTTCACGCTCACAGAACAATTGGTCAAGATTATAATATCGCACCTCAATTAATTGAATGGTTAAAATCAATAGGTATTGTAGTTATTATTGATTTAGATGATTATTGGTTACCAACCAAAGAACACCCAATTCATAACATAATTGTTAAACATAAAATTGATGAAAAAATTAAGGCAAACTTAAAAGCCGCGTCATATGTTACAACAACTACTGAAATATTTGCCGATGAAATTAAAAAATTAAACAAAAATGTTATTGTATTTCCAAACGCGATTAACCCAAAAGAATTACAATTTAACCAACCAACACCACCTTCAGATAAAATTAGAGTAGGTTGGTTAGGGGGGTCATCCCATTTACACGATTTAGCATTACTTGGGGATTTTGTTCAAAAAAATAGTAATATCAATGATAAATTACAATATGTAATCTGTGGATTTGATACAAGAGGGACAGTTACTGAAATTAATCCACAAACAGGTGAAGAAAAACAACGAGATATAAAACCCGAAGAAACAGTATGGGTCAGATATGAAGAAATTTTTACAAGTAACTATAAAACAATTGATGAGAATTATAAAAAGTTTTTATTAGAATTTAAAGAAGGTGAATATAATTCAGGTAATGAATTACCATATCTTAGAGTTTGGACAAAACCTGTCAATACTTACGCTATGAATTATTCAAAATTTGACATATCTTTGGCACCAATTAAAAATCATATATTCAATAGAATGAAATCTCAATTAAAAGTTATTGAAGCGGGGTTTTACAAAAAAGCTTTAATTGCTTCTGAGATTGGTCCTTACACGATTGATTTAGTTCATTGTTTAAAAAACGGTGAGTTTAACGATAACGGTAACGCTATTTTAATACCTGAGTCAAGAAACCATAGTGATTGGTCTAAATCAGTTAAAAAATTAGTTCAAAACCCACATATGATTAAAGAACTTGGGGAGAGATTATACAATACCGTTAAGGACAAGTATGACCTTAATGTGGTTACAAAAAATCGTAGAGATTTTTATTTATCCTTAATTAAGTAATATTATTTAAATCGTAATATTTATTATTATGGAAACAATAATTTACACATTAAGTAATGAATATGGTATAAGATATATTGGTAAAACTATAAATCTTAAAAAAAGATATGATTCACATATAAATGAATCCTCATTAAAAAGAACACATAAAGAAAAATGGATTAATAAAACATTAACTAATGGTGGAAAAATTATTATGGAAATTTTAGACATTTGCGACGAAAAAGAATCTGATTTTATAGAAATTTATTGGATTTCACAATTCAAAACTTGGGGGTTTAATTTAGTTAATTTAACTTCCGGTGGAGATGGTGGGTCTTCAATGAAGGGAAGAAAACTTTCTGACGAAACAAAATTAAAAATGTCTGAATCGGCTAAAAATAGAGGTCTTACAATTGGTGGGTGGAATAAAGGGATTAAAATGTCCGATGATTTCAGGAAAAAAATTAGTCAAATTAGTAAAGGTCGGATTGTTAGTAATGAAACCAAACAAAAAATTAGTGAATCGAATAAAGGAAAAAAAAAGAAACCAATGTCGGATGAAACTAAATTAAAAATTTCTGAAAAAAAGAAAGGGTTAGTATCACCTAATAAAGGAAACAAATATAGTGATGAGAGAAAATTACAAATGTCGTTATCTAGATTAGGTATTAAACGAAATGATAATGTTAAAAAAATACTCTCTGAATGTAAAAAAATTATTTGGGTAATAAAAACCCCTAATGGTGAAATAGTTGAATTTTTAGGATATAATTCTTTTAAGAAATTTGTGTTAGATAACTCTTTAAATGTTAGTGTTACAACTTTAAAGGCTTATGGAAAAAATAAAGGATGGGAAATAATTAATAAAATAAAAAAATGATAAAAATACCCTTAACAAAAATATTGTTTCTTGATATAGAAACTGTTGGTGGATGTAAAAACTACACAGAGTGTCAAGTTAGTAATCCAAATGTTGCAAAACAATTTGAAAAATATTTTGATTGGTTCCAAAAACGATTCCCGGAAGATGCCGGATTTTCTGCCGATAAAGTTTTTGAAACAAGAGCGGCATTAGTTCCTGAATTTGCCAAAATTGTTTGTGTTAGTGTTGCCTTTGTAATGGACAATGGAGAGATTAAAAAACAATCATTCTCAGGTGACGATGAACGAGCGTTATTAAAAGATTGTCAATCATTACTTAATCGTTGTGGTAAATTAGATTTTTATCTATGTGGTCATAACCTTAAAAATTTTGACATACCAATGTTGGCAAAACGAATGATTATCAACGGATTAATGCCTCCAACACTTTTACCGTCATACGATACTAAGCCGTGGGAAATTAAAGCTATTGATACTAAAGAAATTTGGCAATACGGTGCTTATACCGCAATTGGTTCATTAGATTTAATGTGTTCTTGTATGGAGGTTCCATCTCCAAAAGAAGGTGATGTTACCGGAGACAAAGTTCACGACGCATATTGGAATCAAAATATGTTACCAGAAATTACGGCATATTGTGAACGTGATGTATTAGTATTGATTGATGTTATAAAAAAATTAAAAGAATTAGAATAATGAATAATTTTGAAGAGTTAGCAAAATTAAGAGATAAATTACTTAATTTACAAGAAACTTTTTCATCTGAAACAGGTGAAATAAATTACGACGACATTTTAAATGAAATGGACGTTGATTTAAAACAACTTGAACAAGAAATTGTTGAAAGTAATACTAAATTAGATTTACCTTACCAAATACTTCATCCGGACGCTGTTCACCCAAAATACAATTACGATAGTGATTCAGGGTTTGATTTATATTCAACAGAAGATGTTGTAATACCCCCATTTGGTAGAGCATTAGTTCCAAGTGGATTAGCCTTCGATATTAGAGATGGTTTTGAAATTCAAGTAAGAACAAAAAGTGGTTTAGCTATTAATCAAGGTCTTATGGTTTTAAACTCACCGGGAACCGTAGATAATGGATACACAGGAGAAGTTAAAGGAATTATATTCAACACAAACCCTACAGAAGTTACAATCCCAAAAGGTATGAAATTTGGTCAAGCAGTTTTATGTCCTGTTGTAAATGGTGCTTGGGTTGATTTAAATCAAACCACAAAAATAAATAAAAAAGAACGAGGAACTAACGGATTTGGTTCTACAGGTATAATATGATTACAATAGTTTACTCAACACATAAAGACGAAACTTATAATAACAAATTTAGACAACATTTGTTACAAACAGTTGGTTTAAAAAATGTTCAAATTTTAGAATATACTAACTATAATCAATATAGTTTAACTGAAGTTTATAACAAAGGTTTAAACGAATCAGTTAATGATATTGTTGTGTTTTGCCATAATGACATTATTTTTGAAAAAGAATATTGGGGTAAACGAGTTTTAGAACATTTTACCAAAAAACCTGAATATGGTATTTTAGGTGTTGCCGGAACATCGTATTACCCTAGTTCCGGAAGATGGTGGGACATACAGGGTGAGATGATTGGTCAAGTTTATCACCAACACGAAGGTAGAAAATGGTTATCTGAATATAATAAACCATTTGGTAATAAGGTAATAGATTCTATCATTGTTGATGGACTTTTCTTTGCAGTCAAAAAAAGTAATTTAAAAACTAATTTTGACGAATCATTTAGTGGATTTCATTTTTATGATACCTCATTTTGTATGAGCAATCATTTATTAGGAGTTAAAATTGGCACAATTTCAAATGTTCCATTAACACATCTTTCTATTGGTATGACTAATAATCAATGGGAACAGAATCGATTATTATTTTTAGAAAAATACAAAGAAAGTTTACCTATTAAATTGGAGTCAAAATACCCTATAAGTAAAATTAACCCAAAATTACCTTTGGTTTCTATTATAATACCAATCTATAATTATGGAATTCAATTTGAAAAGGCGTTACAATCAGTATTTAATTCTACTTACAAAAACATAGAGATTGTTATAGTCAATGATGGGTCCACCAATACTTATGTTAAATTAAAATTAGATAGTATTAAAGACCACCCAAATGTTAAAATTATCCATCAAGAAAATCAAGGACCATCTTCAGCAAGAAATAATGGTATTAAAAATTCAACAGGGGATTTAATATTACCTTTAGATGCCGATGATATGGTTCAACCTGACTATATACAATTGTGTGTTAACATATTGAAAAACAATAAAAACATAAGTCCGGTTTATTGTGATACTCATCATATTGGTCAAATTCAAGGTATTGAAGTAAGACCTGAATGGTCATTAGAAAGATTAAATAAAGGACCATTTATTGTTAATTGTTCTATGTTTCACCGAGAGGCATTTGATAAATGTGACGGATATGATGTTAAATTAAAAGGTTGGGAAGATTATGACTTATGGCTTAGAATGGGAATTAATGGATATGTAGGTAAAAGAATACCTAAACCTTTATTTATATATTTTCATCACGAAATTGATGGGACAGTATCTTCCGAAGCAAATATCAACCAAATAGAATTACATAAAAAAATATTAAATAAAAATTACAACAATGACATTAGATGATTTATCAAATAATATTTATGTTATTAACCTAAAACATCGTGTAGATAGGAAAAATCACATATTATCAGAATTAGAAAAAATAAAATGTAAAACATATAAACTAGTTGAAGGTGTTGATGGAAATGAATTAACTAACACCACAAAATTAAGTAATGGTATGTTAGGACTTAACCATACATATCTAAAAATTTATGAAGAATGGTCTAAAGAAAAACACGATAATATATTGATAATTGAGGATGATTGTGTTTTTTTAGATAACTTTAATAAAGATTTATTTTTATATATGACAAATATACCAAAAGATTGGGATATGATTTATTTTGGTGGTAACCATAATTACCATATGGGGTCTAAAACTGAACAAGTAAATCCATATTGTATTAGATTAAATAACACTTATACCGCACATTGTGTGTTATTAAAAAATTATGTTTTTGAAGAACTTATTCAAAACATAAAAGATATGACAATTGAAAATGATGTTATGATGTCTAATTTACAAAAAAACTATAATTCGTATTCTTCATCAAAAAATATGACGACACAAATGATTGGATTTTCTAATATTGAAAATAAATTTGTGGACTATAATTGGTTAATTAAGTAATATGAGTAATATAATATCTACAGCCTATCTAATGGGGGGTTTAGGAAATCAAATGTTTCAAATTTCCCACGCATTTGCACAATCGTTAAAAAATAATGTTAGACCTGTTTTTAGAAAATGGGCGTACACTCCAATGCAAGCAAATCAACCAACAAAATATTTAGAAAATATTTATAGAAATTTAAAATTTACAGATGATGATATTAGTGTTTTAAGAATTTATGAAAATTCTTGGAATGAAGCCAATTTAAATTTTGAATTTAATACTAATGTTGAGTTTTATGGTTACTATCAGAGTAGTAAGAATTTTTTTGATTATGGTGAAATTATAAAAAAATTATTTGAACCATCTGAACATTTTTTAAATAAAATACATAGTAAGTATCATTCTTTTGAAAATAGTATTGCAATACACATAAGACGAGGTGATTATTTATCCATATCACACGTATTACCAGTAATCGATAAATCTTATATTGACCATTGTCTGTCTAAATTTAACAATTATTCTAAAATATATATTTTTACTGACGATAAGGAATGGGCAAAAAATAATTTAAAATATGAAAATTCAATTATTGTTGATGATTTAGATGACTATGAAGAAA